TATCATATCCATTCTTGTAGCGCATGTAATAAAATCCTTCACTCGAAATTTTTCAAACTGATTATAATGATCACCGGCAAAAGAGTACGACATTAATAATCTTAAATCACCTTTATGTTTCCCATGACACTTAACTGCCATATCCATCCAATCAGCATACGGCATATACATAAAATGCACATCTTGAATAAGGGGGTTATATATTATAAGGCGTATCGTTCCTATTTTGTTACCGACCCCGTTTAGTTCGGCTTTGCCACTGGTTTTATTTACTGTAAGTGTCTTAGAATCAGAATCTTCTATATCATTAAAATCTGAGCCAGGCCCATCTATAAAAGCATATCCGCCCACATATGCAAAGACCTGCTCGACTAAATGAGTTATATTAAATGAGTGAAATCCTAGTTGAATTACCATCATCTGTGCCTCAGCAGATTTAAATAGCGGATGATGAATAAATAATACCTTTCTGAATATAACTTCATTTTTCTTATCTATGATATGTTTTGGTAGATTATTTTTAGGCTTTCTTTTCGGCTTTATTTTGTTTGTTGCATATACCTTAGGTGCAGGTATCAACAATCCGTCTGTTGTTGCAATAAGTGGTATATTTGTTTCAAATAGCATGTTAAAAGATGTATGCATTTAGTGTCCCTTATGTGTTTAGTGTAGTACCAAGTAAGATAGTCGGTAACTCGAAACTTTCCTTAATATGTATATTTACATAACCGTCACCCATAGTTCTTGTATTTCCTCCTCTATTGCTAATCCAGTCAAACGATACGTTAGGTAAATGACTTAAATCATTAATATTAGCTATATTGGCAATTTTATGTGTATCGGTGTCTATAACTATTAGACTTTCCCATTTATCGTTATGTTTATACCATTTAAGCACTTCCTTTCCTATTATGTTATTAAATTCTACAGGATCGCGACACTCTACAATTTTTTCACACATTGTATGTATATCTTTGCCGGGGTATAATCGGCCAAACGCCAATAATATTATATGTAGTTGTGTACCTAAATTGCCCTTGCTATCGAGCCAATTCCTCCATGTAATCCATTCTTTCTTAGGCCCTGCTCTATGCCCTTCAAATATTGTTTTATTTATATCGTCTATTGCTCTGAATTGCGTATCCGAGTGTGGTTTTAGGCTAGCGCCATTTGCTTTAATTTCTCTACTGCCGCCCGCTACACTCCCGTCTCCTTTACGCATATCTTTACATAAACTCCAGTTTTGTACAACCACAGCAAGGTAAAATTCACCTGTACCTATGCGTTCGCCTTTAAAATTTACAAGTGTTGGGTATAGTTGTTGCCATGTTTTATTAGATATCAGTCTAGGGCACAAACTGTCTAGCGTGGTATAAAAGTTAGAATTAAATTTTACCCCGTCAAAAAGATTTGAGTCATCTAACAAAATATCTAACATTTCTACACCGTCTTTATGTTCGGAATGAGCATACCAGGCATTTGCCTTAAAATGATTTGCAAAAGATTGTTCTCCTATTTTTTTACCAGTTAATCCTTTTTTTATCAATAACTCGTTTGTTTTATTTCGGAAAGATTCAAAATCACACATACGCACATCCTTATTGTTCTTATCATACAAAATCGTTAAATAACTACCTTAACATTTTTAGTATACAACAACAACAAAAGAAAATCAAGAATATCAAATACATATCATCTTATACACAAGGAAAAAGTGTCTTATATTCGTTTTCTTTCTTTACTTTTTTCTTTTCTTTCTTATCTACTATAACTCGCTGACATTTCATATTAACAATATCTTCTGAATATAATAATATTTCCGTCGCCGCCTTAGCTAACCTATTCCCGTCTTTGTCAGTTGCCCGTCTCCCAGCAGTGTATGTCACAGTGTAATAACTAATCAGTAGGCTTCCTTTATTATCAGTGTAAAAAGAATCACCCGTATCTCTATTACAGAACATTACTAAATGTCCGTCTACTGTGGCTTTTTTACAGAATTGAATAACCTCTAGTTGTTTAGCATCTGTAAAATCTTGCCCATATTGTGTAAAACTATCTCGATACGGTGGGTCAAGAAAGTATAATGCTTTACCTGCAACCTTATCACAACAATCTTCCCAGTTGCCTGTATAGATGTCTACTTTTTGTAAAAATATATTCCACTCTAATACATTGTCCTTATCATATACTTTATCTGTATGACTTAACAACCCACACGGTGTGCAAAATCTACCTTTTGCTTCTATGGTACTCTGAAAAATACCATTGAATGCTGTCTTCATTAAGAAATATAATGTCGCTGATTCTTGAACAGATGACCATTTTTTATAATCTGTTGTGTATTCTTTTCTTATCTTATAGAAAAATACCTTACGATCTTCTTTACTTAATGGCAGATACTGATTGCATAACTGATCACAGTATAAAATAAAATTGTTTACATCATGTTTGATTGCGGTATATAGCCCTACTATTTCCGGATTTATGTCATTAAGAACAAACTTAGTAACCGATGGATTATTTTCAGCAATATGTATCATCATCGCGCCACCGCCGAAAAATGGTTCAACATAGGTGTCATACCCCGTGTATGGTATGCCCGGATCAAGCAGATATTTCTGTATCATTTTGTTTTTCCCGCCAGCCCACATATATAATGGTTTCATTTATTTAATACTTCCTTATTCGTCGTTTTCGACACTTTCGATGTTGGTAAACCCACCTTCCTTGACAACTTTCAACACATTAGATATTCTACCCACTAATTCATCGCGGTGTGAAATTAAAAATACATTCCTCTTATGATCTCTTGCCATCTTTTTCAATATAGCCAATGACGATTCCACACCACTTGTATCCAACCCATTATCGAGTAGCTCGTCAACAAACAGTAGATTTATCTTATCATTCATTGATTCGAAAACATCCCTAAATGACCACGAGAGTGATAATATAAGCCGCGTTCTTTCTCCCCTACTCAGATTATCAAAGTCAAACTCTTTTCCATACATTGTGATTTCTACTTCAAGATCAGACTTAAACTTCACTGTATGGGGTAACCCAATGTCTATTAGATACTGTGCTAATCTATGATTTAAATATGTTAGATTTTGGTCGATAATCTTTTTACGAATGAAACTATCTTTATTAGTCAATAGTTTAAGAAGGAAATCTTGGTGATCCTTTAGCTTAACCAACTCGTTCATTACATCGAACTTAATCTCCTGAATACCATCTTTTCTTAAGGATTCGATTTGCTCTACATATGGATTAGCAGTGGCTAACTCACTCTCTAAGCTATTACCGAGATTACTAAGTGTTGTCTTGTGCTCATATGCCTCATCTATTGTGTCATAAAAAGTGTCGGGCAATACAGGGATGATTGCTTTAACTGAAGTTGCAAGTGTTGAAACTTCTTCTTTCTTAAGTTTCTTTGTAACCAGTTTGTCTTTCTCGTCTTTTTGCCTGGTTACATACTCGTTGTGTACCTGTTCGTGAGTATCTTTATCCATTTCCTGAGAGCATGTTGGACATATTTTTTCTACAGATGTGGATAATATTTTATCAAGCCGCGCTACTGCTTTAGTTGATTCTACCACATCCTTTTCTAACGCAGTTAGTTCACGGGATAATGCCCTATATTCTGCAGTAAGATCTTCTACTTCTTTTTTAGATTTATGCAGCTCTATCTCTTTATCTATATCCACTGCCATAAATTCTAAGATAGAAGTTTGTAACTCATTTATTTTTTTCGTCTTTTCACTGTTCCACGTAAGCGACTTGGTTTCCAATCCCGAAATATTAGTTTCAATTCTTTTATTCGCCGCTGCAACTGCCGCAATACGAAATTCTTCTTCTTTAATTTCATCTTTTGTAACCCGCGCCTCCTCTTTTAACTTTTCAGCTTTTTCAGATAGTTTCGTAATACCTAAAAGTTGTTCTATTATAACTCTTTGATCATTTGTGCGTAACGCGAGAAACGGTTCTATATAAGTATTAAGCGCAAGGATGTGCTTGAACATGTCGTGCGTTATGCCGATAGTTCTTACTATTTCTTCTTGTGTGTTCCTACCTTCACCCTGTGATTCGTCGATGTCAGCAGCTTTTACTTTGGTTAATGTATCTTCTTCCTCTGTCTCTTTACCGGCTTCGATAAACTTAAATATATTAGGTCTTCTACCACGTTTAATAGTGTATGCTTTTCCATTAATGTCGAATGTAAGCGTAACCAACATATTCTTTGAGTTAGAAACATTTATAAGATTATCTTTTCTTATATTTGTTAATGCTGTGCCGTACAGTGCATAAGATAATGCATTCACAATGGCACTCTTACCCACACCGTTGCGATTGTCATTTCCACCTAAATCTAAATTCTCACCTAATACCAATACAAGCTCACTTCTGCTGAATTCCACCTGTTGAGTTATGTTCCCCACAGATAGAAAGTTTTGTATTGTTAGTTTGTTTATTTGGAGCATTTATTATAACCTATTATATATTTCTATTAACTTTGCGCCAGTGCATGTACCATCTACCACAGTTAGTAACTGCTCTATAACAATAGTATCTACCGTTTTCATAGTAATATCTTTACCCTCGGTTGAGGTAGTTTCTTCTTTACTTCGTATTAGTTTAAACTCTCGTATCGAATATTGCTCTATGAATGTTTCTCGTAAATATGTTGCCTCTTCATATGTAATATCTATATCTAACACAACCTGTAGGTGTGTTTTTGGTAATAGGTATTTTTCTGGATCAGCCATTAATGAAGATAACGGTATATTAATGAATCGCGGACCGTCTGCATAATTCACATACTCGGGTTCTCCGTCCCATTCTAAAAACATTGCACCTCGATCGAAATCCCACACATCTGAAAAGTTATGTCCAAACGGGTTGCCTATGTAGTTTATTTTACCCTTGGTTTGGCGTAAATGGAAGTGTCCCGAGAACACATAATCCTGAAACTCAAAGTGTGTTGCATTTAACATACCCGTGTCCGGCATGTCGATCATTGCATTCATTTTAAAGCCCGGCAGTTCTAAGTGGCCAAATAGATACTTTGTTTTCATTTCGGCAACATCTTTCCACTCATCTTCTACCAACCACGGCACAAGTGCTGTGTCATCTATTATTATCGGCTGGTCAACCATTATAACATTTGGAAATAAGGTAGCAAATCTTGAGGTCGTTATTGATCTATTCTCTCTGAAATATAAATCATGATTACCAACGAGAAAATATACCTTTTCAAAGTTATCATTTAACATTTGCAATGCAGTTATCATGTAGTTTTGTGTAACTGCATTTACACTGTTTCTATGATGGTGAAAATCGCCCATTGATATACAGGTTTCGGCGCCCTTAGCTTTTGCTTGGGCGATAAACCATTTTAAAAACTCAATGCAATCTTCGTTATGATCTTTAGAATTATGCTTTAGGCCGAAGTGTATATCTGTAAAAACAGCACACTTTTTAAATAATCCCTTGTTTGGCAGCATCCTGTGCATCCTCTCTTAGTTGTCTTACTTCTGTTTCTAACTCAAGTTGCCGTGTAAAGCTAGGACTTGCACCGCTATCTATCAGTAAATCATCCCGTAAATCTTGACTTTTCTTTTCTAAGTTAAACACTCTTGTAAAGCTATTACTTACAGATGCTGTATAATATGAAAATGGATTGTCAGATTTGTATTCATCGAACTGTAATCCCATGTGAGATAGCTGTAGCAATGCTTGCCCTTTCATTTCATCTAAATAGGTATATCCGCGCCAGTTACCTCGTTGTCCATACTTATTAACCATAAGAATAAACATTTTGGCAAGTTTATTTGTTATAGATCCGTGATCTAAACTAAATGCCCCTTTCTTGGAATGTGATCTTCCAACCTCTACCGGTATACTATTTACCAATATATAATGCTTAAATGGGAAGAAGTTTAGTTTCATATGACCGTCGGCAGTAGATTTTGGAGATTTTTTTCTACCTGGTGCCATCGGTATATGATCAAACCCTAATACACGAAATACAAGATCGTCAACTGAAATAGTATCCGGCTTGACTTTATACTCAGCTAACTTTGGTTTATCAGCTTTAGTAACAACACCAGCTGCCAATAACGCTGCTTCGTAGTTCCTTGCTGCTATTCTTGATGCTCTGGTAGCCTTTGCTCGTGTTATTGTATCGTCAAGCAGCATATCTTCTACTTTCTCAACTATAATGTCGTAGTCTTCGTACTTCGGATCCACATACTCGCTGAATGAGTTTTTACTTTTGTGTATTTCTTTTAGCATATCCTTATTATTCAGATAGTTAATCTTCTTAACTGGAAATACCGAAACTTCCTGAATAACATTTTCACTGTCTTCGTCATCATCAAACTCTATCATAGATTCTCCAAAGTGGGTTTCATATAAGTATAACATATCTAACATGCTAGGTCAAGGATTTCTTAATAAAAACAGTAGTTTATTATTCTGGTAAATAAGCAAGTTAGGAGAATATATTTATGGCAGGACAAGATTTTAGAGCAAGGTTGAGCCCGAAGAGTGTGTCGGCGGCAAAAAAAGAGACAGGCATATTGGGCCCCGCAGACCAATCAAATATACTCTGGCCACTCCATGCCACTAATGGCATATTATTTCCATACACTCCATCTGTTACCGCAGGAAGTCAAGCAGAGTATGATTTAAGTCCATTCATACATTCTAACTACGGATATAATGCGTATGTTCGTTCGTATCCTAAGCCGATCAATATATCTACAGAGTTCACAGCACAGTCAGATGCTGAAGCATTCTATATGTTAGCAGTTATACACTTTTTTAAATCATCAACTAAACTCTATTTTGGTGTGCAAACATATAAGACATCAGGCACGCCGCCTCCTGTGTTATTATTTAACTATTTAGGAGATCATCAGTTTAATGATGTTCCCGTTGTAGTGAAATCGTTTGGATATACTTTAGACGCGGCTGTAGATTATGTGCCTGTTTATACAGCAGGATTAAACTCTAACGGAGACGGCCTATCATTGCCTGCCGGAAAAAGCAATGGATACTCTTGGGTTCCTACACACATAAAAGTTGAAATAGAGTTAGAAACGCAATACACA